ATTTCTATCGCAACATCTGACCCTTGATCAATAGTAAAAATTTCTTCTTGTGCCATGGGGCCCTCTCGTGATATATGGTCTTATTTATAACATTTAGTATTGCTACTATTTATACATTAAATCCAATAATCCTTAATCCAATGTTCGTTAACTTTATGCATTTGATTTTCTGAATTAGAAAAATGAACCATTTTAATAGTATCACAAAAGTTACCACCCATAACATACGGTTCATCAGGATTTACATCTCTGATCCAATTACGGTTAATCTTTTTATAGTCTACATCATGATATTTTGCAAACCATTCCATTGGAAACCAATATTTGTTTTTAGCATGCTGATCAATAAAGTTTTGTTCTCCATTAACAGGTCCTTCAGCAAAGCCATTCTCAATGTAATAACTTTGCCAGTGTTCAGGATTCTTACTAAACTCTTCCCATAGATATTGAGTCTCACCCATATAATACATTTGAAAACCACCATTCAGTTTACAAAAATGTCTAAGATTAGACCACCATCTTTCGAAACATCCAAAATGATGCCTACCTAACCCATATGTAAGTATTGGATCCATGTCCCCTACTATTATCCAATCTATATCAAGTATTAGACATTTTTCTCCTTCTTCTATGCCACCAAAGCCTGTCTGATGAAATATTAATTTATGCCATTGAAGCTGATACTCGTCAGGATTTTCTAATGGTACAACTATTATATCAGGATCTAGTCCTATAGGATCTTCTGTATAGCAATACAGTTTATAGTCCACTGTACTGTTTCTGTTTATGCTACTGTTTAGCTTGTTAACATATTCAGAAGAATATTTTGTTCCTACTTTAAGTGTTAATATATTAATCATGTCACGCCACCATCATACATACCAAATGCCCATTTCTTTTCTCTACACCACCAACACTCTTTACATGGTTTAGTAAAATAATCTGTTTTCTCTGCATACTCGACGCATGATGCAGTTAGTGGAAATAAATCATCCATAAGATTAAATTTTTTGTATTGAGTTGCAACAAATCTTTTATCTACAAATTCAAATGGACAGTAGAAAGGTTTACCGTGATGCTCATGATAAGGAACACGATCATGACCATGTCTATCTCGTCGCTCTTCTCTCTTATACATTAGATTATGTTTTTTAGCTTCTGCATTAGTAGGATTAGCTGTTCTACCATGAAATAATACTTCTATTGTACCATTATCTCTTAGTCTTTCTTCATGTGCTCTATGATGATTTACTTTATCTTTCTCATAATTCTTATCATAATAATCTACTGCATGCTCACCAATATTTACTGATGGAAACATTTCTTTAAATAGTTGTACTATCTCTTCGGCATTCCAAATATTAGTAGGCCGTTCATTGTGTACGCCTGTTATAGGAATTATAACAGCATCAGACTTTCTTGCTTCTAATTCTCTACATGTCATAAACATAACAAGTGATGAGTCTGCGCCACCAGATAAATTTATTCCTATTTTTTTAAATTGATTTAGTCTAGGGTATGGATCCCAAAAGTCAACATTTCCATAACGAGATTTATAAATCATATCCATAACCTTTTATTTACTTTATAATAATCTTCACCTATAAAATATGTATATTTTGATTTACTAAGTACGTTCATTAGCCTATCCCATGAATCTTTTAATTCATCTAATGTATAATGATTAAGCATATCTATGTAACCATAAATATTGCTAGCATTAAATATAATTTTTTTATCTGTGATATATGGTATTAATTGCTCAGGATTTTTTACTAAATCAATTACCATGTATTCATATTTTCCGTAATATATTTTATCAATAAAATCAAATGGTGTTATATTATTAAAAAAACGCCTTGTAGGAGATGTTGCTTTAACATCAGTATGAACATCTTTCATATAAGTTTTACCTATAAGTTCAGATCTTTTTTCCCATTCTTCCCATGCATTAAATTCTTTTTCTGATTTAAATCTAAAAAAATCTCTAATTTCTTTATGTACAATATTAGATTCATGTTTATAGTTATAAGCTAAAAAATTATTACAATTAAATAATACACCTAAATGTTCATGATTAGTCCCAGTACTAGGACCAACAATTAAATCAAATTCTATATTCTTTGAATCTGGTGAAACGAATTCACAAAATGTATCTGTAGTATATGTCCAATAATTACTATTATCAGTATTACCTCTGATTTTATAATCAACATTTATAGGGTCAGGTTTTTCTTTATTCCAAAAACAAAAATTTTCTGTTTCTATTGTTTGGCCGTTTAATTTTTTCCATTTCTCAAATGCGTCTAATAATATATCATCATCTATGTAAGTCTTATATTTAAAATTACCTGATAAGAAAAACCCCCATCTATGATTATTTTTTAATTCTTCTAATGTATTTTTTATGTAAGGTAAATTTATACACCCAGTTCCTCTAGGTTTACCAGTTGACCACCAAATTGCTGAATCTATATTTTCGCTATTGTTAATATATACTCCCTTAGCATAATTTTCATTCGATCTAATTAATGTTTCTAATGAATTTTCTATATGATCTAAATGCACTATGATTTGATATCGATATTGATCGCTTTCGTTCATTACTGTATGATAAAAATAATTATTAAAAAGATATACTCTACCTGGCCATAAATGTAAATTTTGAGTACTACCTTTTACTAGCATTGACCACTTAGGAGTTTTAGGTCCTAATTCTATATTTAATGCATTAAACAATGAATTATTATAATTATCCGAGTGTGGTCGTATAACACCATTTGGATCTAATCTCATAATTCTTATTCTTTTGTATTTTAATCCATCAAAAAAATTATCTTTAAAATATTTTGTTAGCAAAGGTGCTTTTTCTTCTAAGCACCATTTTAAAATAGGTTTTGTAATTCCGTATTTAGAAGGATGATCAGTTTTTTCCTCATCCATTCCGTATAATGTTACTGCAGACCATCCATTTCCTCTAGTCCCGCCGTGTTCATAAAAATTTAGATTTTCTATTTCTTTAAGAAACTCTTCAACTGGTATTGGTTTATTGGGTGTTATAGTATACGATGAGCTATGAACATTAGTCATCATAGCTTTGCATATTTCTTTAATCAAATTGTATTCCATAATTTTTTCCAGTCACCTCTAAGAGATGATAATCTATCTAAGTATTCTATTAATCTATTTCTTTCTTTAGTCATTTCTTCATTACTAGACTGTTCTAATTTATTTTTCATTCTTAATGCAATAGGTTCAAATTCAGTTCCAATATATTTTTCTATTATTCTTTTAGCATCTATATGCAAATGTGGCTGTACATGACGAGGATAATCTACATATTGCATAGAAAATTGTCCTGTGTAAATACTTTTTGTTCTATAAAAATTAAATATATCTTCTAAATCATCTACATTTAAAACTGAAACCGTAGGTGTAACCATTATATCAATTTCTTTGTTTTTACTTCTTTCATTAAATAATTCACGTATATAATCTAAGTTATCTTCAAACTCATTAAAATCTTTAGGCCATCTAATCCATTCTTCTTTTTCCATAAAATGATCTGCTGAAACAGTGATTGTTAAATTTTTAAATTTTTTTATATAATCTTCAAATTTATGACCTTTAAATTCTATTTTAGATAAATTAGTGCCCACAGAAATGCAAACACGAGAAGCATGTTCATCAGGTATTTTATCTAAAAACTCATAAAATCTTTTTACTTGTAAAGGTTCGCCACCTAAAACAATTATTTTTTCAATATGTTCTAAATTATTTAAAACATGATTTTCCATTTTTTCATATGAGATTTTATTATGTCTTTCTGGTTTTACAGTATAACCAAAATCTGCTAAGTCGTATCCATGTGATTTTAAATCATTTTGTCTTCCAGTAGAGTGATTTGGATGACACATATAACACGATAAATTACAATAGTTACCAAACATCCTTAGTTTTATTTCAACTTTACCGGTATTTTTTAATATTCCATGACTTGAAAGATGCATCTTTCTTGGTGACGGTACATTTAACTTGTCCATTTCATAACAACGTCTACAAGCATCTACATACTCGTTATTGATAATTTTATCTCGTATAGCCTGCATATCTTTACTAAAGAAAAAATCAAATGGTAAATCTCTTGTTACGTTCCAATTATTCCTTAGCTGTTCAGATATTTTAGTTTTTGTATCAGCATGACAACAAATATCATATTGATTTGTACTATCATTAAATATATGCATAAATGGTAATGGGCAGTATCTATCCATAGTAATCATCGTCTTTAAAATGATTTTTCCATTCAGGAAAATAATTTAATATATTATCTTTCCTAAGTTTATCTCTTCTTTTGATGTGTGCTATCATAGAGTGATATTTCATTTCATCGAATTCTCTTTTCTCTAAATATTCTATAGCTTTTGTACATTTTTCAATCATGTCATATGAATTATTATATAAACGATCTAAGTAAAAATCTCGTACATCATCTGGTAATGACTTGAGTGTAAACCATGATGGTCTAGTAACATTAAAGTAACTTGGTGTTATGCCAAATTCTTTACCAGCTTCCATTGCTTCATCTACATAACCAATCGATATAGGATTCAAAGTCATTGCAAATCCTATATTTGTATTAGGCAGAGCATGCATCATTCTAATATTTTTTTCTACTTCAGCCCACTTAGATGGATACCTGATATAATCATTTTTTGGACCCCATAATTCCATAGAACATTTGTAATGTACTTTTTGAAATTGTGCAAGTAAATCTCTAATATATTCCATTTTTGGATAGCCATAGTTATTAGAAAATATAAAAAGCTTTTTATCTTTCGCCCATCCTTCTTCAACACACTTTTCTAATATCTGTATGTACTGCTTGATTAGAAAAGTTTCGCCACCTATTAATTGTATACGCTTAGTCTTTTTAATTGTACGCCAAAACTCTTCCTCATCAATATTATTATCTTCGTATCTAATTAAAGGAGGCGTAAAAGGTACTGTTGAGCCAGATCGTTTTTCAGATCTTTGTATAATTTCTTCAGGAGTAAACTCACCTAATGCAATCCACTCTTCTGCAACTGAAGAAGAATCTTCGGCTGAACACATTAAACATTTTAGATTACAATAGTTTCCCCATACCTTAATTTGTGATGTGTGTATTTTATCTGGTACAGGATATTCAGATGCTGGATTTTCTCTGACAAATTTTACAAGTCTATCTAATTCTTTTAACTCTTCATGATCATTTTTCATATCATTGTTATAAGCCATTCGTGGAGTACTAAATCCTAAGTATTCAGTCTCAATGCATCTATAGCAAGTCTTAATTGTCCGTTCACGATCTTTATGACCATTAGCCATTTCGTCACGTAAACCTCTAAGCTCTGGCTGATTCCATACGCCTTCAATACCAATCTCAGCAATATGCTTTTTTACATTCATTGTTGTATTACAACATGGATGAGCAAATCCATATGTCGGAATGTACATATGGATGAAAGGCTGTGAACAGAAAAACTCACCTTTCTTTTTTATGACTTCATTCAACATATATCCAATATCAGGCTTGTCTTTTGAAATAGGAGAAGCAGCATTGGCAAAATCATCAGGATTATTTTTTAGTTCAATCCTTTCTAGATTAATTTCTTTTTTACTTGTTATTTTCATTTTCTTCCTATTACAATAAACCTATTATAATTTTTATAATTTTTTGTATCAGAAAACCACACTTTTTCAAGTTCATATTGTTTAATTAATTCTTCTGGACTATTTACGCAATTTAAATGTTCTTCTACATCTCCATAGTCATTAGATTGCAATGCTACATAACCTTTTTGTATATTAAGAGGCATCATATGTTCACAAGAAGTATTGATAGTAAGCTTATCATTACCATTAAATTCTAATTTAGTAGCATCCGCTAGTATCCATGTTATATCATGTCTTTCAGGAAAATATATATTTTGCGCTATTGATAATGCTGTATCATCAATTTCATAAAAATTTATTTTTTTATATTTTAAAAACTTGTCTATTAGTGGTATAATTATATTACCGTACCAACCGCCTACAATGTTTATTCTTTCTATACAACTAGGTAAAGTACCATTAGCCTGATAACGATTTAGCTTCATCATCATTCTAGTTTTAGCTTTTATTTTTCTTTCTTCAAATGATTTTGATATATCTAATGCACGTTCAGGATATTTAGATATTACTCTTTGAGTCACTTTGTCTATATTAAATTCCATAATAAATACCTTTCGAATGCTATTTATAGTAGGTTTAAATGATTAATGTTATATGTGTGAAGCAAGGTGATCGTTATGATCACGTTTATCCGAATAGACTTAAAACTATGGTAGAACGTAATCTATCTATCCCTCATAATTTTTATTGCTATACTGATAATGATTATAAAGTAGATTGCAATATAATTCACATGCCTGATGATGGATTAGAATTATGGTGGCCTAAACTCAGAATGTTTGAAGAAGGCTTTGGTGGTTTAGAAGGCAGATGTTTATTCTTTGATTTAGACGTTGTAATACAGAAAGATATCACGTTTTTGCTTGACTATGAAGAATTTCATATGATACAAACATATTGGAAATACGGTATAGAAACTACCTATGAATCAGGTATGAAGCAAAAGCAGGCATATGATATGAATAGAAATAGTTCATGTCTATTATGGACGGCTGGAGAGAATACACATATATGGGAATACTTCTGGAAAAATCCAGAATTTTATATGCTCAAGTATGCTGGCATAGATCGATTCATGTATCATGAGGGACTAACACACAGAGTATTTCCGGAAGGAATTTTTTATTCTAGAAAGCATGGGATAAAATATGGCGACAAGCCTTTGAATGAACCCCCTTGGTATAAAAGCGATGATCATGCAGTTTGCTTAATGAATGGTATGCATAAACTAGACAAAGAATATTTTGATAAATGGAATCCTTATGAAGGTTATGAACAATATTATCTATAGCATATATTCTCCGGGATGTAAACAGTTAGATTTAAATTATAATAAAATAAAAAGAAGACACGAACAATATGCTGTGTCTGTATATGCTAGTTATGTTTGTTTTCATTATGATAGCATGGATTATAATGAACTGCAATTTAAAAAATTATTTTTATTAGAACATATGTCTCAGTATGCTAACAATGTTTTATATTTAGACTTTGATGTTATACCTACAGAAAATGCAAAGAACATATTTGATATGAATTATGAACTAGCAATGCTGCCGTTGATTAGGCATGAGTCATACGATTTTAAAACACAGATTAAAAACAAAAATCATAGAAAATATAATACGTTAAACAAAGCCAGCGAGATTATTTTCAATACGGGTGTGATAGTAGCAAACGATGAAGCTATACAAGAACTAGATCTTAAAAATACATATCATTTATTTGATGGTAATAATAACGAAGCATTTATGACATGGGTAATAGAATCATTTAACATACAATACCAAATATTACCATTAAGTTTTAATTATATCTTAGACGAAAAAAACGCCACTACACCTAGTGACGTTCATTTTGTACATTACTCTAATAAAGACTTTTCTTTTTAGGTATCCATATATCTTTTTCTAAATCATGATCATAATCATTTTTATAAAATCTTCTGCACTCACCTAGACGCATAATGCTTTCAAAATATTTACCTGGTTCAATCTCACCAAAGAAGTTTTCTCGTTTAAAAGAATCTGGATCTATTACTTTTAAATTATCATTTATATCTACGACTACATTAGACAATTTATAATCTGCATGAAAAAAATAATGTGTTTTTAAATGATTTAAACTAAATTGAAAGAAATTATTCCATATGTCTAAATATTGCGCAATATATTTATTTAGTTTATCATGATTATAATCTGAATCATATTCTTTTACATAATAATTTAAAGAATACTTATAATCTACTTTTTCCATAGTAATAATATTATCAGTTATATCATATATTTTTACTATTCTATTATCATAATTATAAAGTCGTTCGTATATTATTGCCCATTCATCATCTATTTCATTATTTTTTTCGTGTTTTTTCTTTTTTACTATATCATCGTTAACGTATATTGTATTACGTTTTCTTTCAATTATTTCGTTTCCCATAATTCTATAGCTGCTTTCAATGCGTCAGGTACTGTTTTAGATATTCTAAGATTTTTCTTAAGTGTTCTATCAGTATTTTTCTTTATAAAATCCATTTCGAATAATTTTAATTTAAGCTCAAATAAATATTCTGTCGATGGGTTATCAGTAAAAACATGTTCATTTAAAACTTCTGGTAATGATGCAGCAACCCTTATTTCTTTTGTTTCTACCACAACTTTAGTATTACCATCAGGTTCTTCGTCTTGTCTTTGATAAGATACATCGTCTTCTAATGCTACGTCTGATAAAATCCACCCATTTTTCTTTGCAACTTCTATTGCTATTCTTTTAATTGAGTTTTGTTCTAGTCTAATATTTTTAAATGTGTCTTCGTGAATCTGATCAAGAGTATATGATTCCATCAACATCTTATAATCAGTGTCATTATCATCTGCATCTAAATGATAATCAATTACTTTAAAGTCACCATTTTCATCTGGTTCTTCTGAAATTAAAGATGCACATATAGTGTCACGTTCGTTATTTGTAAAATATGCTCTATCTACTGTATATCCTTCAAGAAGCGGCATTTTTTTTTCTCCTAAGTTTGGTTCACTTTAAGTGTCCAAGTACTAATTGTTTGTGGGTTACCGTTTGGAAACTCTTGAGCTCTATAGTCATCAGCGTTTACAAAACGCGTTTGATAATTACCAGAACCATCTAATCTAGTATCTACCATACTGGTTCCCATTGTAGTTCCAGATCCGTTAACATTATATCTAATTCGTGTACCTGCAATATCTGTTGCACAATGTCTTATTTCATTTTCTAATAATGCATCAATTGCAGCTTGAGTATATTCTTGCAAATTATTATCAGGGTTTCTAATAAATAACATCTCTTCCATTGTTGGTGCTGATATATTATCTTTTGATAACAAGTAATAACTTGCAATTGTAGTAGGTTGATCAAGCGTTTCAGGTATTCCGCCAGCTGTATAAGCACCAGTATTTGCCCTTGTATCTGTAAATACAACACTAGATGAAACAGCTGAATAACCAGAAAGGCTAGTAGATGTATGAATACGATATGTACCTGGTTGACCTACTGCACTAGTTAGCGTATCGATCGCTGGTAAAATAAAAGTATCACGCAAATCTGTTAATGACATTGCTTTAATAGCAGCGCCATCATAATATATAGGAAACGCTATATTATTTGTATCTGATGTTACGGTTGTTGATGCAACAGATTCATTAATATGATCATAATCTGCGAACGCATTGCCGGGTTCAGCAGTTGTACTCTCTGGAGGCGTTGATGTTGTACTAGTTGAATACGCACCTGCTGTTTTTCTATTATCTCGCATATTAGGAGATATATTACCGCCGCTACTTACGCGTGATAATGTAACAGATGGGTTAGCTCCATACAAATATCTGCATCTATCTTTCACTGCATCAATCTGTGCATCAGTCATTTCTATCAGGTCGTTACTACCTGTTAGAATTAATGGTCGTACTACTGCCATAATTTATACCCACGGATTAGTTGCGTATGCTATTGCACTATCATTATCGAAAATTGATGGAGCGTATAATTTCCTTAGTTCAGTTCCGTTAGAAGCAAATATTTTTAAAACTGTCATTCCTTCAAATTTAGCACCAAAGATTGCTGAGTCTACCATATGGTTTGAATCAATTTGATCATCTTTGATCATATGATTTAAAACTGCATCAGAATCTAATGTGATACCTGACATAACCGCTGAATCAATATTACCTGCACTATCTACGATTCTGTTAATAGCATCTACAAGAGTTAAGAATGTGCCAGCTGATTCATTATAATTTAAATTTGCTTGGCGACCCATGTCACTATCAAGAGAATTTATAGATGATACTGTATTACTGTCGCCACCTGATGTATCGAGTAATGCTGTATCTCCTACTTGTAACGCTAAAGTATTCGTCTTTACACGAAAATTGTTAATCGTATCTGTAAGATTTACCTGAATAATAGCCATTTTATAACTTCTCTTTTATGGTTAATAGCAACTCTTTAATATCTGACATATCTTCTTTTAACATTTCAACGTCATCTATTAGTTGCTTTTTTCTTTCTTCCTCTTGGGCCATCGCGATCTTACGTGCCTTAGCTGCCCGTATTTCTGTACTATTTATATTCAATATTGCACCCGATCTTGGATCTCGTGCTAGTCCTGGTTTTCCCTCAACCGGTATCATGTAGCCATCGCTATAGCTCGTAAATCTCTTATGACTGGCACTTTACATGAGTTAGTAGATCTAAATACTATCTTAAGTTGAAATGCAGTAAATGCTGGAGATACACCGCCTTGACCACCAGGTAAATATGAATATTCTCTAAATACATCTGGATTGTCATCAGTTGGTACAGCCTCTTCTTTATTCAATGGAGAATATTGAGCGGTCAATACCGAATCAGTTGCGCCATCGTGTGTACGTAATAATACATCAAAGTCTGTACCTGATGGACGATTGGCTGCTATGAGTATTTTCATCCCGACAGCTTCTTCTGCAAGTTGAACTGGTATCGTAATATGTTTAGATAACATAGATCCATTACCTAATACATCAGTTTCTGCAACATAATTTAACGGTACATTTTTACCGGTTGTTACTACAGAAGCCTGATCATCGACCATATTATGAGTCAATGTAAGAGATGTTCTTTGTGTATCAACAATAGGTGATACTTTTGTAGATAGCGTATCAAGCTTAACTCTATAAGTAGTTGACTTTACTCCTGCCGCTAAGTTAGCTACTTCATTTACACTGTTTGCAACCATCTTAGGAAATTCAAAACCAGTTAATGCATTGTTAGTCACTGGAATCCAATTAGCATCTTTACCATATGAGGTTTCTGTTCCTGCTAATGAATTACCAGATATAAATTTTGCTTGATGAGTTGTTAACGTTTTAGGCGGCACTAGAGTTTCGATAATAGGATATACAGCATCGAACATATAGTTCGGAATGATTGATACGGCATCACCGCCACCAAATACAGTCGATGTTGCCGCTGCTCCAGCTGTGAATCTAAATCCATAACCGTCAACTGCAGTAATAGTTCTATTACCATTTATGTTATTGGCTGTAATACCACCAGTAGCCGTAGCTCCACTAATCATTACTAGATCGCCGACTCTAAGTCCATGACCTAACGCTTGAGCTTCAACTGTAGTAGATGTATTAGTAGTTAATAATCCATCAGTATCTAAAATAAACTTAGGTACTTCTCTGTTTTCAAGAACAGCATATGATGTTGCGGTTGAAAATTCTGCACGTTGAATTGTAAATGTTAAATCACGTTCTTGATCTGGTGTCCATGTTCGCGCGTTTTGTGATAAGAACATAGAACCAAGAGAAGGCTGTTTCGCAACCCTAGCTTCAGTAGATCCTAGTACTAAATCTCCCGCACGTGCAACATATACATTATAAGCAGTTGTATCGGCAAGTAGAACAATACAATATTCTGTATTACCGTTAAGATATACAGGTTCATCAAATTCAAAGTTAGTAATTGCTGTTGCATCAGTACTTACATTTACATTCGAAGGTGATAATACTTTTGTACCATTTGGCACAATATCATCTGATGACGGTATGCCATTTACTGTTGGACGTATTTGACATGCAACAGGCACGACAGTATCTTTAGTTTGAAATCTTACACCAATCTTTGTGATGAATACACCTTCTTCTTCATCTACCATGAATGACTGCGCTAGTGGATCGACCCTACGACGGCGTCTGCGGTTTTCTGTACCACCGATAGTAACTACTCGTGTATTATTATATTCACGTTGCCGTGTCTCTAAAATACCTGTACTTGTAAACGGTACTGTTGCAATCGATGTAGAGTTCTCATCATTAGGTAAACTAATGTCAAGAAGTTTAAACTCTCTTGTTCCTGATCTAAATCTTTCTGTAGATGTAGATGGTAAAAAGAATGAACCCGCAACATATCCTTCATTATTCGTTGTTAGCGTTGAACTACCTGAAGGGTGCGATGTTGCTCTAGCATGTTCAGTACCAAAATCAGTATTATCATTTGCTACACGTTGGAATGTTTCTGCTCTTACCCAATTTGCAACTGGTTTATTATCGAAAAATGCAAACACTTGAGTATTTGGTTTTAATCCAAATGCACGGAAGTATATTTTACGTGAACGCATATATGGAACAAATACCTGATCGATTAGATGATCACGTACTAATACACGATCTGAACGATCACCAATAACTCTATCTGTTTGGGTTACTCTGTCTCTACCCTGATCAAATGTTCGTGTTCCAACTACTTGACCCATGCGTAAATTAACTTGTTGTCCTGTCCAGTTAAAGATAAAATCATTAAATAAAAGTGGTCGTTGAGAAGTAGATGGAATTACACGTGTCTGTTGTGGGTTATCTTTATCTGCAAGATATCTACGCTCAACCCAGCTATCTGATGTTGGTGATAATTCTAATAAGCCTTCATTTATAACAACAGCAAATGGGTTAATATTTTCTGTTTCTGTTGCTTTATCTTGTACAATATAATCTACATGTGAATATGTTTTATATACTGTATCACCTTTTAGTATTGTATTTGTAGATTTATCTGAATCATACTTAAGGTTAATATTATTTTGAGCTTGCCATGGACGTACAACTTTTTCTACTAAATCAATACCAGCCTGATAATTCTCATCTTCTACAAATGAACGTGATTGATCTGTAAAGTTATCAACAAAGAAACCAGCTTTGAGTCTGTTATTATTAGACGCATCAAGTACGGCTAAAGTTTCGGTTGATACTTCAAGTAGGTTAAGAGCTGTAGTCTCTTCAAGATTATCGATACGGCTTTCTAACTTACCGATATCTGCCATTGTAAATCGTTTTGCAGGAATTCGTTCTTTACTTAGATCTGAATCATGAATCGTATATGGATTCATCTCAACTCTATATAGTTCCATTGAGTTTGCAGGAACAGGTGGAAATTGAGGATTAAGATCTGGTTCAGACTCTAATACACTTATATTATTGAATCGATCAATAACAACTCGTGCATTCTTACCTTGATAGTATGATACATCAAACTGAGTTGTATCTCTATCGCGTGGTAGTTCGTTAATACGTGCACCAGTTGAGTAATCACCTGGGAATGTAGAACCTGGATTTACAGATGAACGAAAGTCTAATACATTACGTAACTCATATTTAATACCATTCGTTGCTGTATAAGTTGGAATATTATTATAATCCACTTGACCAGTATATGAGTTAACCGCAAAGAAATCACCACCAGCTTGGTGAGCAAAATACTTATATCGTACGAATATATTACCGGCCGGTGTTGTTTGACCTGGTTTTTTCTGCATTTTACCACGTTGATAATGAGTATCACGTTGACCATTATCTAATGTATATCGAGGCATAACACTTGTGCCATCTGAATCTACTGTAGTCAATCTTAAGACTTCATAGATATCAGGAAAATTAAGTTCTAAATGGCCATCTGCGTTTGCAGTTACAGTCTCAGTTGTTTCAGTTAAAACTTTATTTCTTACTGATGCCTGTGCTTTGTTTACAAAATAAGCAACATTTACTGTTGCGTTGTTATGAGATGTACCAATTTGAGCAGCTGTACCACCATTACCACCAGAAATAATTGATGGAGCAAATGCATTACCACTACTTGGGTTAGCACCTATCCATAAATCATCATCAGCAAATGTTTCACCTGGTGATGACAATGCAGTCAGAGTACCTTGACCTGAACCGTTTGTTGTTACATTTTCTCTACGTTGTACAGTTAATGAAATATCTGATATTGCTTGCGGTCTGTCATTGGGAACAGGAAATAACATTACGTCATTTGCAGTTTCTCTAAATGCCGCTTGGCTATTATCTAGAATGACATTAAAATAGTTCGTACCACTTGTACCAATTGAACGAGTACTTTGTCTGTTATTACCTGGGCTCATTTGTAAGTCAAATAGATAAATTCTATAATTAGAACCATCTTCTGTAATTGATCTTACACGCGCAGTACCAATAGTAGAACCACCATGACCTGTAGCACTACGTAAGTTTACTTTTTCAAATACACTAAGATTAGGTATGCCTCTATTACCAGTAACTTCTAAATAATTTCCATAGTCAACTGATACTACATTATTATTAGACGAAATAGTTGTACGTGGTTTAGAAACTGGTATACTAAGTGGAGCATCTACGATAGATCTATATCCATCTACATATGCAACGCCTCGGCTTACTTTATAATCAAGCTTTGTATTATCTGAGTCATTAGTTTCGAATGCTAGTTCAAAACGCTTTGCAATATAATTACCTGACTCTTCTTGTGTTCGTAATGCAAGAATATCATTTACTTTATTATAGTCTTCTATACCTGTAACTTGTGTAGCAATGGCACCAGCTTGTATCTTTGCCACATATACAAAGTTATCACTACTTGTTAAATCAGCTTTATTTGCAATGGTTAAAGTTATACGATATCGATCAGCACCTGGACTTGAAGTATTAGGTGATACTCCTTGATTATCAAACAATGCGCTTGTATCAGCTGTTGTGATAATATCTTCTGTTACTTTAAAACCGATTGTAGCATCTGGATTGCCGGTATATTTAGAAAGAATAAAACTTTGAGCTTTTGCAAACACGAATCTATCAATTGCAAAGAAGTCACCTGCTGCAATAGAGACTTTCGTGCCCACACCTGTACATGGATTTGCTACTGTATCTGTAACCTGTACTTGTACTGTAGCCGGTCCACCTGTTAGAGTTTCCCCTGCACCTACACGTACGGGAGTAGTACCTGCTGTACCACCGGTTGTTGATGTATATCTTACAAATAGTGTGGCTGGGTCTGATCCAGAAGCATCTATTGCTTCAAGTACTTCCATACCTATAGAAGTAGTTCCAGATGTAAGTGTTACGCCTACAAAATTACCAGATGGTAATGATGCATTTTGTAACTTTACAAACTCATATGCGTTATTAATATTTACTGAACCAGGATTGACCGCAGCACCTTGATTAAATAAATGTTTACCCAAGCGACCTATCTCAGCCTGAGTAATTGTTTGCATTTGAGTCAGCTCACGTGCTTGAAGTGCCCGTCCTGAATTAAAGAGAATTCGATGATAGTTTGCACTATCAACCCAGTCATCTTTATATGTCGTTGCAAAAGTATTTTTGTTAAATGTATTGGGCATTCGTTATAACCTTATAACCTAATGATTATTTTGATATCTTCTGTAGCATCGTCAGATCTTGTTACAGCTGCTCTATTATCTATATAGAGAATTTGACCTGTAGCTGGATCTACGTCTCTTGCGCTAAGTACATTAGCACTATCGATAGTAGCGGTACCGGCTGCGTTTTGTTCATTTATTACTTCACCATTTTGGAAACTTAAGAATCCTGTTGTTTCATTTTGATGATAAAAAATTGAGTTTGCATCTAATGTATCAACAACTGCTTTAGCACCAGATGTTTGACCAATAATTGTTTGGTCTCTTGTGAATGCTGCATTGATACTTGAGATATTCATCATCTTCAAAGCATTACCAGTATTACCTGTATATATTGTACCATTTGCTGAATCTTTAATATTACGTACTAACATAATCTGTCTAAAATCATTATTAACTACCCAGTCAGAATCTTCGTCACCTGCAGGTTTCACGTTAAACATAAGTGATGTACATTTTAGATCGTCTCGAGGATCAGCACCAAACCCATTTTTAAATGAAATGATAGGTTCTGCAGTAGCATTAGTACCGCCTCCACCCGTGATACTAACTGATGCAAAGTCATACCCTGTACCAAATACTTTATTACCGCCAGATTCAGCCATTTCGATCTTAGATATAGAACCACCGTCGATAAATGCTGTAGCCTTAGCACCTGTACCATTACCTTGTATTGTAACAGTAGGAGCTGTTGTATATCCTGATCCGGTATTAGTTAATCTATATCCAACAATTGCACCAGGAGTAGCATTTTGTTGTACGCTAAATTGTGTAGTATCATCAATAGATGATGATGAATCTATAGCATTAACTAATTTAACTGGTATAAAGTTAGATGCTTGGAATTTACTTTCTCTTAAAGCACCAATTGAATATAAAAACTTCCATGTGTATCCATCAGCAGTCATTATATGATCTGCTGTACCAGTAGGTTTGACTGTAGAAGTAACAGCTTGCCCCGCCGCATTTTTACCCTGTTCTAAACAGACATAAACATACTGTTCATCTGTATACACATAAAAAGGTTGTGCTGGAATTTGTGTAATATTATCGTCCCATGCTGAATAAACTGAGCCTGATGACCAGTTATATCTTTCAACACAAAAAGATCTGTCAGTAATAATTTTTACTGATTGCATAGAAAGTTGTGCGTTTCTTATTTCGCGAATGTTTTGAATAGGAGTAACAACTGTGTCAGCTGAATCGTACGGTTCAGATTTACCAACCGCAACGTGATAACTCACTCCTGCGCTATCTACATCGCCTATTAGAGTATCAATGACCCGTCTTTTAAAATTGTCTGTAACTATTGCTGGCATTTATCTATCCTATTGTTTTGATGCTAGGTGCCAATTCGCACCAGTCCATATCATAAATCCGGCTTGGTTTTGTGTAAATGTTGTATTTGTGCCGCCGGCAAAATTTGTTGGTTGTACGGTTGCTGTACCTGTACCATTATTTACAAAATATTTTAATTCACCAATAACTGTACCATCTAGAACAAATGCTGTAAGAGGCGTGGATGAATTAAATATTGTTAATGGCATTTCTTGGTCTACATTACCATTTGCAGTCATTGTTGTACTACTCAATGCAACTCGCGTATCTAATAATACTGCACCAGTACCCTTACCGCCTAACGCTAAACTAACATTGGTATCGCCACCGCCTGCATATACTGATGGATTAAATCCTGTTGCTTCATTGCCAATATCAACAAAGTTAATGGCATTTGGCGCTGTACTATAACTTGTTATAGTAGCACCTGCCGTATCCACAATCTGATTAATCTTTGGAAAGTTAAGTGATGCTGAATCTAATATTTTATTTTGTAATGTTTGCGCGTGTGTAGTCATAGCAAATGTATCGCTATCGCCTAGACTTGGTAAACGTAGTTGTCGGTTAGCAGTCAATGAACCTGGAATTATTTCGTAATTATGACTAGAATCATCATCTTTAATCTTTGGTTCTGTTAATGCAGTTTGTGCTAATGTTTTATTCAAAAGTGTTTGAGCAGCCGTATCTAAGACAACTTGACCGCTTGAATCTGGTATTGAAACAGTATTGGTTTTTGTAGGGTCGACTACTTCTAATTTAGTTATAAATGAATTAACACTATTACCGTGAAAATGAATACCGTCAGAATCAATAAACAAATATGGAGATACTTGATCGCTCTCGCCAAGAAATTGATATATCTCTTGAAAGTTTTGATTTATTTTTGTACCGGCATTACGTAATGAGTCACCTGTACCGTCGTTTGCGGTAGCGCCAGTATTAATTGTTTGTCTAGCCATGTTATCTCTCTTTAAAAGTTATCACTATTTATACTAGTTTTAGAAGAAGTCGTTACTAAAATTAAGAAGTAATTGATTATCACTTGACATTTTAGGAAATGATGCATCACCAGGTGCATTACCTTCGTCAAACGTTTGTGAACCAGCATTTGCACCTTCTGCCAATGTATCAAAGTTATTATCAAATTCTTGTAGTGTCATGTTACCGCCTTGTAAATGTCCTAATTGTATAGGAGCAAGTGTAAACGTTTGTTGTGTTGGTAGAATTTGTTGAACAATATGATTAGTTGCATTGAATCCAAATGTGGCAACATCTGCAATACCGGCATATATCGGACCTGTAGAATCTGCAATTCCAGGAGGCATAATTAAATAATCTGGTTCTGCAATACCTACAATCTGAACTTCACCAGCAACATACATACCTGCTGGATGAACGAATAATTTATATATGTCTCTCCACGTGTCTATAGGTAATGTAGACTTAACAAGCAATGCATACTTTTGATAAAGTTTATCATCAGTTAAATATCTTTGTTCGTCGGGCCCAATACGAGATGCTGAAATAGTAATTTCAGGTGCATAAGGCGTTATACCAGCATTATGGTTTTCTTTCTCTTTCTTTAAATCATGAACATTTCCTATAATAAAAACATTTTCTTTTGTG